GTACACGATAAGATCCGATGTTACTTCCCTGAACGCTAATGCCATGGCCGGCCATATTGCCTTGGACAGTAGGTTGTGCATCACTACTGGAGGTTTGCAATACCTCAGAGAACAAAAACGGAGCGGTATAACCGCCAATATATTCAGGCCGTTGCAATCTCTCATCACGAGGCGCGGTACCATACCGGGCCATCAATTGTTCGACATAACGACCGCCCGCACGAGCGTTTCGTTCCATCCAAACCTGAGTTTGCCACGCAAGGCGCAAATCTGATATATCAACCGACGACAATCCGGACCCATCAATCTGATTATTAGCACTCAAATGCATAGCGTAATTATCTAATATGTTATCCCGACCCGGCGATGAATTGTAATTATACGACGTAGACGACGGAGAGGCATTCCCCAAATAACCAGTTCCCACAGATCCATTAGGAGGCGTCGTATTCCCATACAAAACCACACCAGCATCACCAATACCAAACGTAGGCGCACCAGATGCGGGAAAATCAAATTCCGCAGCCGTAACACCAAAAACCGGCAAACTCACCGGCAATCCGCGTTGTTGAAAGGGCAGAGCAGAAGTAAAATAATCACTGGTCCAATTGCGATATAAGAGTTGGTAGACTTCTCCGGCTACTCCAACCCCTTCAGGCTTAGGATCTTGAATACCGGGAACCCGAAAAAATTCGTTCCAAATGCGTACATACGCCCTACGCGGAAAATCAATAGGTAAATTAGCTTCCGCAATACCAACAGTATTACCGACAGGATTGTATCCTAAATAATCCCACAAGGAGCCAATAGCACAGACGTCTTCAATAGTCGCAGTAAAATCCGCTGGATCAAATAGCGGTATTGCCAAAACATCCTCACCATCTTCACCACGGGTAATAAAATTTTCCCAAGTTTCGTCCAAAATACGATACGGGACGAAAAAAGAATAATACCTCAATTTAACATTATGCAATATCGGGGCCAACATAGGTTGCATACGCAACACAGCCGCAACACCCAAACGGTGAATGTCACCCGGTATACATTCTACAACACTAATTGGCACCAATTGACCCATATCGAAAGTCGTTTTGTATTCGTGCGACAAATCAAAAGCTGATCGAGCCACACGGGCCCGATCCACAGCTTGAAAAACATTACCACCTTTCATATAACCTCTTTGATTTCAAAGGCATTTTCACCATCAAGCGCATAAATGGCATGCGCAATCAATTCGTCTTTTGTTGCACCCTGCTTGTTCAAAGCTTCTAAATACTGACGCCGCGCACTTTCCATAGACGGCGCACAAAACACAGGTGACCACCTTTGCGCCACTCGATCTTCAATCTGCCACAAAACCCACCGATCTGTTTTCTCTACCTTGCTTAAATCAACAAAAATTTCCTTTTCTTTTTCTTTCATAATTTATACTCCTTTAATTCTTCTTTTTTTCTTAAATCAACATCAATTAATTTCCCTTTTTTCCTGAGCTGCACGATAAAATTATCCTGCTCCGCCTGATTGAGCTGTTCCCATTTCCTTCCTCCAAATTGCGGCGTGAGTTCGAGAATAAGCTCTGTAAGTGCAAGGTCCGCGGCCCAGGACCGCTCAGCCGAAAACCCGGCTGCCTCCTCTGGATAAATTTTTTTATAGAGTTCCAGGTATGCTCGAGGAACCGGCAAGTGCTTACCATTAAACTTGATGCAAGTATCACGCAAAACATCCAAAAAATTCTCTTGAGCCCATTGCAAACCCATACCTTGAGAGCAGTTTTGAAAAGGGGCCGGTCTATCCGAATTCTCATAATCACTTAACCCTAATTTTTTTGAAACATATCCAGAAACATACCGTATACTCTCTGTCGTCGCAGAACCTACATCCACACGTCCGAGTTGCCAGATCTCCGACAATTCTTCTTCGGTTGGTCGAAGACCGAACAAAATTGAGTGATAATGCGGCCTCGAAGTTTTATCACCGTATTCACCACAGGCATAATACTTAATTTCTCGCCCTTTATAATGCTTTCGCAAACGTTTCCAGAATTTCTGTAAATCACTTTTCACCAATATGCCCCGAAGATCTGAACCTCTAATCGGCAAATGTTCATCTGCATAAGTTAGCGTTATAAAAGAACTGTCCTTGTGACCCTGAATCTCATGTAGCATGCGTATAGTCCAAGCACTACGCCTGCGTATTCGACAGGCGAGACACTTGCCACATGGCATAGGCAAAATGCGCCCATCACCAATAGTAACAGGCCACGGTGACTTACAGGCACCCACAACAAGGTCAGATCCTATATCCACCACGACCGGGACTTACTCTCCGACGACGCTTAACACCTCTACGCGCTTTACGCGGCTTAAAACCCTTATTTCTTCTCATATCATATCTCCTTACCATTTCCCTAAATTATTTAAATCTTTCAAGGCCCTACCGGCCTCACCTACCGTACCGCCAATACCCTCAGTAATTATATCAGTCGGGGACATCTTAATATTTTGTAATTCTTTCAGCATGGCTTTACCTTGCTTTGTTTCCAAAAACTTGGACAAGTCATTCAGCCAATTGCCATCTTTCCGAGGCCAAATCCCTGTCTTTTTATATAACGCGTAATCCCAATGCATAATTGCAGTTTCGATCTTGACTTTTTTACGTTGCTCCCGCAACAAATCTGTTTGCAGCATAGATTGCTCAATCTGTTGTTTAGCAGCTTGAGTAGCCATTATAGATTGTTGGGTCTGAGCCGCTTTCGTGGAACCAGACAAAAACCCTTCGGTACCTAAACTATCCTGTGAGGTCAAAGGATCAATCTTAACAGGACTTCCCGTTTGCGCAGAACTACCAGCGGCCAAAACTGGAGACAGACCAGCCGCCTTAAGATCAGCCACACGACGCTGGACAGCTGAATCCTCACGACTCCAGGTTTGCTGCTGAGCCCATTTATTATACTCCTGGGCTTCTCGTTGATAATTCAAATTGCGTTCATTGTTAAAAATAGAACCAATAGCGCCAATAGCGCCACCACCTAACGTCGCCCACAAACTCATTATTTAAGACCTTCCCAGAAATCTGGTCTGTTCGTCAATTCTCTAAACCATTTGGGTATGTGCTCAGCAAACACCTCAGAATCCATTACAGACATTATCCTAAGGAACATAAACAGGTCAGCGTCCCGCAAATCGTCACCCAAAACTTCGATAAGTCCATTAATTAAATTCAAGTACTTTTCTTCTTGAGAATCTCGCGTTATTTCCATACAGTTATATTACAAAACATTCATTAACGAGGCCAAAAAAAGTGACACTTTTTTATTTAGACACTCAACCAAGGTTGAAGTGTCACGTAGCGTATATATAACAAGGGGAAAATACGCTACGATGCACCGCAGGCATAAGCCTGCCAGGTGCAAGACGTGCCGCCTGCCTGTCTCGGCGCGCGGCTGCCTACCGCACGGCCTCTTTATCGCTTCGCTATTTATGGCCGCGCTTCGGCTGGCCTTAACCGCGCCGAACGGCACACGGCACTATTGCACCCCCATTACGCACACCCCCTCAAAGGGGGTGTGCGTGATTCTTAGACATTATACTAATTCTCATATCGTAAAATAGAAAGGGGGGCCTTGCCCCCCTTTTAAACCCCCCACCGGGTCGCGACCCGGACCGCTCTATTTAGCCTCTGGCGGGCTTCCGCCCGACACAGAGGCCTTTTTCTCAGCATTTATCCTCGCTTCCTGTTGAGCCCTGAGGCGCTCTTCCAGTTCGCGCTTCCGATCCTGATAGTAGTGATAAAGGTCAGCAACTTCTGACAAATCAGCGGGTATATGACGGGGCAAAGGAGGAACAAAATCACCACCTTCTTCACCTTTAATATAGTCATAAAACTTCGCATCCCGATCATAAGCAGTTCTAAGACCAGCTGCTTTAAGTTCAGCAATCCGTTTTTCTAACGGCATATAGCCGATAAGTTCTCTTTTATTCGGTAAATCAGATTTGGGATTACCCTTACGGACTTCATAATCTTGCGTAGTTATGTTCTGAAATCTCATCCTTTAGCTCCTAACGCCGACGGCGTTGCAATATACGGTAATGGACGCACGGTGTTTAACCTGATTCCAAAAGAACCAATAATACCCGGAACGTTCTGAACCGCATAAATTCGTTTCAATTCAGCCAAATCAGCCTCAATAGAAACAAAATTCGAGTCCAGCTGAGGCAATGCACCAAACTTCCTACCTAAATGCCAATACTCAAACGTATCGCGCATCTCGGATGTAACCTTGTTAGGAATATACCTCATTTCATTATAAATCCCCGTGTACCCAAACGGTGTTTGGCCTATAGAACCAGTAGGATCACCACCAGTGTCCTGATTATACAGCTCAGCGTTCAATATAGCTTGTTCGCTCAAATGGACAAATTCAGGTGAAGGAAAATCCAGCGTGTTCCGACGAAGCCATGACCTCTCAATGCCCTGCTGATAAGCCGGAACTGGGTCAACACACGCCAACGTCATTATTATTCCGTGTTCTTGTACACGATAAGATCCGATGTTACTTCCCTGAACGCTAATGCCATGGCCGGCCATATTGCCTTGGACAGTAGGTTGTGCATCACTACTGGAGGTTTGCAATACCTCAGAGAACAAAAACGG